GAAGTATCGCTTTTTACAGATTTTATTATCTGATATTCACCAGTTTGCGAATTTGAGTTATTTGCCTGAATAAAAATCATATCATTGCTGGAGAAAATCGTTGTAAATGTTGTTGATGTTCCTGTAATATTATTCGAACCGGTGTTATAGGTAACATTTCCTGACAAGGGAAGAGATGTAATTGCAGATTTAACAAAAATATATGGTGATGTACTATAGTTATTTCCGACAAATATGTTTGTCAAAGACTGGAACGTTCCAAATGTTTCTGTTTTAAAACTCAACATGTTCTGAAAAGCTGTTGAACTGTTTGCAGAAGTGTTTCCAGGATATCCATATGATGCTGCGCCAAGCAGAGTATTTGCATAATTGATCAATAGATCTGTATTGTATGTTACAGTTACTGTGTCCTTAAGAGGCCCAAATGAAAAATACCCACCAGATCCTGTTGTATCAGATGGATTATTGTAAACAAACGTTTCTGAGGATTGTTTGTATCCAGAACCACCATTATTAATATTAAATGTCAATCCTCCTGACTGTCTTTTTGTTTCCAATACTCTAACTTCACCATCTATGCCAAATGATGCTATCTTGTTTGTTAATGGGTCTACATGCGCTATTTTTAGCAAGTCACCAACATTAAAACCAATTCCTCCACTCAATAACTGTAAATTCGTCAATGAACCGATAATTGTTGGTGCTTGATCGATTGATATCGAGTTGTCTAGATATAATAGTATTTTTTCTCCAGTATAAAATGTACTCCCAGAAGGTTGAATATTCGAGATATAAAGAATATTGACAATATTTCCATTTACCGGCTCTTTAACATACCCCTCACAAACAGCAGTTGTTATTCCGGAAGAACTAACAATTGTTTTTCCAACAAATTCTTGCAAATTTCCTGTATTAGTAACTTCAAGATATTTTGGCTCGACCCAAGTACCATCTGATGGTTTTAATATATCTATTTTTGGCAGATATATTTCACAATCTTGGTCATATATAAGCTTAAACAATAACTTATAACAGTTTATTGAGCCTTTTGATCTGTAAACATCAAGAATATGTTTAAGTAAAAATCTCTTGTTGACAATTACATTGAATGGAATACCATAAAGGTATTTTTTTTGAAAATGTTCAAGAAATGAAGTAAGAGTGTTGTCAATATCTCTGTAATCATATAAATTTCTCGCTTGATTTACTGCCTGACCTTCTGATTCGAGCCATTCATAGTAAGCCTTGACAAACAATACGAAATTTGGTCCTTCAGTCAAATAAAACTGAGGAAACTGAGTTTCTACAAAATTCGAAATTGTTTTTTCGATATTAAAATCCATATTATTTTACAGTCTGTTCCATTGTTACTGTAATATCAGCAGGGTCAATGTTCAAAATCAAACTATTTCTAACAATAGCATCTTTATTTAATGGAGCCATATAGAGATAGATATAATTGTTATAACTTGATACAGTCAATTTGTTTATTGTAATTGTTCCAGTCGCATAATCGATTACTCCTAATGATGGATTAATTACAGTAAATTTCCCATTTATATCAGTATAAACAATCAGATTACCGATATTATCATCTCTTATATAACATAAAGGAGTTTGGACGTTGTTTGAATCGACATATGTAAATGCAGTTGAAGTTACAACTGGTTCATCACTAAAAGCAGTATAAGCATTATATCCAATCTGAGGATTAAATTGCTCAACATCAGCTGGATTGTTGAAATTCAAAGTATATGTTGTTTGTGTATTTAATAATGGTGAAAGTCGTTTTGCTAACAATATATCAGTCGAATTGCTTGTTATACTAGAATCTGCATTATCAATTTGAGTAACCATTCTACTATATCTAAAGTCTGCATTAAATACTTCAAGATTATTCATACCATATTGATTTATGGTATTAACAACAATAGATTGCAATTCACTAGATAATTTTGTTGTTTGTGTTTGATCATATTGAACGGTTGAGTTAATAACGAGGTATATATAATCCGGATCAGTTATTATTACTCTTGCTGGAATGGTAATATAATTCAGTAAGAAATTACTAATTTGATTCTTAACATAGTCAGGAGCTATTGTTCCACCAACCGGTTTCAAGCAAACACAAACAGCGCCATATTGTTTTTGAGTAAGTTGTTCTCCACCATATACGTTGACGTCAGATATTATTGTGTTATAATTTGCCAATATCAAAGATGAATAATCATCGCTAGCAACTGCTCTTTGTTGAGTAGCAAAATATCTAGGGGCAAACTTTCTAATAGATTCTATGGGTTCTTGTTGTGTTCCACCGGATGAATTTGCAACAGTTGTTATTTGCGATGGGACTATGCTGCCACCATTACCAGGAAAAGCGCCCAGATCTTGAGCTATAGTAAATGAGGAAACGCCATCAGCCGCATCACCATTCGTAATAATATAATTTGCTGTGATTACAGAAAGATTATTAGGTATTCTACCAAGAATGCCATCACCAAATACTACTTCATATTGGCCGTTCTGTGCAGCCTGCAAAAAGTAAACATTTGAAGTGTTTGAAAGATTGTAAGTAGTTGATACTGGAAAAAACTGAGTGTTTACGCCGCTTTCGGTAGCAATAATAGTAAGACTTGATGTATCGATATTTGGATTTGAAAGAATAAATCTCTGTGTTTCTTGTGTATAGTCAACAACAAATGATTCTTGGAAATATGAACCTTCATATATATTTAAATTGTTAATTGCATAGGTATTGTTTGCAGATGTATAATTTTGAGTAACAGTTGTAACAAATGTGTAGTTACCATTGGCATTCTGACCAGAAAAGATGGTACCTTGAGGAACAGTCAAAACACCCGTTGTAGTATTAGCTGTGACTGTAAAACTTACCGTTGCTTTAGAAGAAGCAGCAGATCTTGGAACGTAATTTAGCTCTTTTGCATGAGAAACAATAGATTCCGGTTTCTGCGCAGAATCTAAAAACATTTCAGAAGCGACCATATTTAAGAAGAAAGAGTTTAGATAAGTATTATATGACATGATGTCCAATAGAACATTCATGTTTGATCCAGTAAAATTGTAATCTTTAAATACCGACTGGGATGTCAGGTATGACTGGAAGTTAGCCTTCAGTGTATTGAAGTCGAGAGAAGTTAATGAAACTGATGTATTAGCCATTTATCTGACTCTTTTTACGAAAAGACTTAAAGAAATTGGTTCTGGATTATTTATTAATGAAAAAACAACATTGATACCAATTGCATTCTTATCAGATTGATCTGTAATCGTAACATTTAATACTTGAATTCTTGATTCGAATTGTTTTGCTGCAAGATTAATATATCTCGTTATATCTTCAACCAAAAATGGACCAAATGGATCAAACAACGATCTGTTGACATTAGATCCAAAAAATGGATTAAATGGTCTTTCATCTATATTAGTTAGAATTAGATTCTTGAATGCTTGTCTAACGCTATCTTCATTCTTCAGAACAATCAATTCATTTGTTATAGGATGCTTGATGAAATTGTCACTAAAATCAGAGTATACATCGAGCTTTTTCTGAGTCTGAGATATAGCATCTGCTCTAGTAATTGCCATAATTGACCTTTTTTATTACTATTTATTAGCCAAATATCGAACTTTGAACATCATGTTCATTATTAAGCTCTGCTTTACCACCGAGACTTGATTGACCAACATACGTAGTGCCGGTGATTGATACACCACCACTATCGATAACAATACCCTTATTTCCAACCTTAAGTGTTATGCTATTTTGATCAATTATTATTTGAGATTGACCAACCTGTAACGATATTGATGTTGTACTTGTTATTGTTGCAGGCCCAACTGTAAACATACTCGAGTTGGCCTGAGAAGTCATTGCCCAATTGGAATTAGCATAAAGCGATATTTGTTTATCGGAACCTAAATGTAACGTGTCTTGTGAATGAAAAGAAGACCCCTTTGTTGAGGCAAATGCCAAACACCCATCTTCAACAGAAAGGTTTTGGTCTCCTTGCATATGATGTTTTCCTTTACCACCAACACCATGGTTATGAACACCAGATTGTGCTGCATCAATTTTTGGTCCGCCTACTGCATGTGTTTTTGATTCGTCAGTTTCATTGTGAGAACCCTGTTTTGTACTTTCTCTTGACCCACCAATTCTTCTATGATCCTCATGGCCGGCAAGATCACCTGTTTTTGATAACGATGACGTTTTATGATGACCATGCATTACTTCGTTATGATTTCCATCAGAGTCATGAGTTTTAGTTGAAAGATAACCGGTACTATTCATGATCCCTTCGATGCGCGAACCGATCGCATCCTGCGCGTGAGATACTGATTTAAAATCAACTGGTCCAACTTCCCAAGTAATGAGAGCTTCTTTTACTGGGTCTTTTTGATCGTCTATTCTAGGATTTTGTGCCATTTTTAACTCTTAGGTGTAGATTTTACGGAACTGACATTTGGGAGCTGCATTGTTATTTTTTGACCTATTGATGAAGCCAGCTGTGCGCATGCATTGGCGATATCTGATGTGATCTGTGCTTGACTTCCACCAAACATT